ATGGCCGATTTCCTGAACGTATCGCAATCCGCCACCGGCCGCCGCTGGGTCGGCCCCGCGCCCGAGGTCGAGCGCCAGGCCGAGGCGATGGTGCAGGCGACGGGACTGCCCCTGCCGCTGGCCCGGGTGCTGGCGGCGCGGGGCGTGGCGCCCGAGGACGCCACGCGCTTTCTGGACCCGAAGCTGACCGATCTGCTGCCCGATCCGCGCAGCCTGCGCGACATGCAGGCGGCGGCGGCGCGGTTCCTGCGCGCGGTCAAGGACCGCGAACCCATCGCCATCTTCGCCGACTACGATGTGGACGGCGGATCCTCGGCCGCGCTTCTGAAGATCTGGCTGCGGTCCATGGGCCGCGATGCCACGGTCTACATCCCCGACCGCATCGACGAAGGCTATGGCCCCAACGTGCCCGCCATGCGGATGCTGGCCGAGGCGCATCGGCTGATCGTCTGCGTCGATTGCGGGACCCTGTCGCATGACCCGATCGCGGCGGCGGCCAGCGCCGATGTCATCGTGCTGGACCATCACCTCGGCGGCGAGACGCTGCCCGCCGCGCTGGCGGTGGTGAACCCGAACCGGCAGGACGAGTCGGGCGAGCTGGGACATCTCTGCGCTGCCTCGGTCGTGTTCCTGATGCTGGTCGAGGCGAACCGCCAGCTGCGCGCGCAGAACATGCAGGGGCCGGACCTGATGGCGCTGCTCGATCTGGTGGCGCTGGCGACGGTGGCCGATGTCGCCCCGCTGACCGGCGTCAACCGGGCGCTGGTGCGGCAGGGGCTGAAGGTCATGGCGCGGCGCGAACGGCCGGGGCTGGTGGCGCTGGCCGACGCGGCGCGGATGGACCGAGCGCCGACCGCCTATCACCTGGGCTTCCTGCTGGGGCCGCGCGTCAATGCCGGCGGCCGCATCGGTGCCGCCGATCTGGGCGCGCGGCTGCTGGCGACCGACGATCCGCGCGAGGCCGCGGACCTTGCCGCCCGGCTCGACCAGCTGAACACCGAACGGCGCGAGATCGAGATGCGGGTCCGCGACGCGGCGCTGGCCCAGGCCGAGGCGCGGGGGCTGGACGCGCCCCTGGTCTGGGCGGCGGCGGATGGCTGGCACCCGGGCGTGGTGGGCATCGTGGCGGCCCGGCTGAAAGAGGCGACGAACCGCCCCGCCGTGGTGATCGGCTTCGCCGACGACGAGGGCAAGGGGTCGGGCCGCTCGGTCGCGGGCGTGGACCTCGGCGCGGCGGTGCACCGGGTCGCGGCCGAGGGTCTGCTGCTGCGCGGCGGCGGGCACCGGATGGCGGCGGGCCTGACCGTGGGCCGGGCGCGGCTGGACCCGGCGATGGAGCGGCTGGCCGACCTGCTGGCCCGGCAGGGGGCGGGGGCGGGGGGGCCGCGCGACCTTCGGCTCGACGGGCTGCTGATGCCGGGGGCGGCGACGCCCGCGCTGCTGGAGGACCTCGACCGCGCCGGCCCCTACGGACAGGGCGCGCCGGCGCCGCGCTTCGCCTTCGGGGCGATGGCGATTGTCCGCACGCGGCGGATGGGCGAGACGCATCTGCGCCTGACCTTCGGCGCGGAAACCGGCCCGCGGCTCGACGCGGTGGCCTTCGGCGCCTTCGACGGCCCGCTCGGCCCGCTGTTCGAGGCGCATGGCGGCCACCGGTTCCACCTGGCGGGCAAGCTGGAACTGAACCACTGGCAGGGCCGGTCCAGCGTGCAGCTGCGGCTGGAGGATGCCGCAAGGGCCTGAGAAGACGTGCCTTTTCCCGGGGCCGCAGGTCGGCGGAAAATCCTGCGCGAAATCTGCAAAATCCTCTTGCGAGTCTCAACCGGCTGGCCTAAACACCGCCCCACGCCGAGCGACGCCCCGATGCGACGCCGCCCGGAACGCCAGCGTGGCCCGTTCGTCTATCGGTTAGGACGTCAGGTTTTCAACCTGAAAAGAGGGGTTCGACTCCCCTACGGGCTGCCACTCAGTCATGATTTGCCTTTCTTTTCAGGTGGTTGTGGTGCGCTGATGTCTAACCCGTCGAATAGGTTAGACAACACCCGCTCGGATTTCACTCCAGTCACTCGTGACAAACCCCGGTCGGCCAACTTCCCGCGGCCAGCCTTCTTCGTATATGTCGCGCCCTCCTTCGGGGTGGCGTGGGCGAGGAAGCTCATCACCTCCAGCTCGGTCCCGCCTTCCTCGGCAATTCGGGTCGCCTGCCCCTTCCGCAGCCCGTGCGATGAGCAATGCGGAAGCCCGGCGTCCTTGCACTGATCCTTGAACCAGTTGCCAAAGGTCTCGGGCTTGTAGGGGCGTCCTGCCCCGTGCGTGAGGAACAGCATCCGGTCGGCCGGGACGTGGCGAAGCTCCTCAGCAAGCTCGGGCAGTATCTCGTAGTCGCCGCCGATCTCGCTCTTGTGCCGGCGGTAGCTGATCCGGCCGGCCCTCACGTTCTGCCAGCCGAGCCGGATCACGTCCTGCCGGGCGGCGCCCGTGTTCATAATTAGCAGCGCCGCCAGCCGAGCCTTCGTCCCCGTCCCGTGATGGGCAAGAAACTGGTCCATCTCTTCTGCCGTCCAGGTGTGGTAGCCGTCCGGGTTTTCCTTGCGGCGGTCGGCATATTTGGCGGGGTTGTGCTTGAGGTCGGCCAGCCCGTGCTTGATCCCGAAGTTGAAGAGCATAGACATGTTCTTCTTCACGGTGTTCGCGGCGGTAGGCCCCGCCTTGCGCGCCATGATCGCTTCGACGTGGCGCGTCTCGATCCGGGCGGCTTGATACTGGCCTGCCTCAGCCCGGAGCCAATCCAGTTCGCGACGGATCGTCTTCCGGCGGATTTCGGAGAGGTTCAGATACTTGGCACTGCGAAGGTAATTCTCGATCAGCCAAGCTACCGTCCCGAAGGTGCTGTTCGTCCGCTCGACCGGCTGGGCTGCACCAGCAACCGCCGCCTCATAGGCCACGCGAAACTCGGCCGATCCGTAGGCGCCAGGCAGATAGAGGTCGGCCTTACTCTTCACCCTGAAGCGCCACCGCACCTTCCCGTGCCTGTCGGTGAACCGGGACACGCCCGGGAAAGGATTGCGGGGTCGCTTCATCTGCGCCTCAGAAGCTCGTCGGGGTCAGGTCCGGTTCCCGCAGCTGGCGCAGCACCCAACGGCAGGATGGTGACGGTTCCCCGCGCGTGGTCCACCTCGATCCGGCCGACGGCAAACCCCGCAGCCATGGCACCCCTTACGGTGCGCTTGATTTCGGTCTCGGTCACGGTGGCGGGGCGGTTGGCCATCAGGCAGCGGCCTCCTGCTTTGCCATCGCGGCGCGGATCGCGCGGATCACCTCGCTGTTCTGCGAGCTGCCGTTGAGCTTGGCCTGCGCCATGAGCCATGCCTTCACATCGGGGGGCAGTCGGAGGGGGAAGTTCTGGGTCATCTTTAACGTCGTCTTGATGGGTCCATTATGTGTCACTCACAGGTGACAATACACGTGCCATTGACGTCACGCAAGCGTATCTCTAGGCGTGCATATGAGTGTGACAGGGGGAGTGTATGGCTAAGGAACAAGATGATGATGCCCCGCTGGGCCACGAGAACATTCGCCGGGTATATGCTCTGCCGGCGGAGATGGTTGACCGCATCACGAAATTCCAGAAGGAAAAAGCCTTGACTTCTGAAGTGGAGGCTGTCCGGCGGTTGCTGGATGAGTCGTTGAAGTCGCGGGACAACCTCACGACCATCATCAACCGTCTTCTTGCCAAGCTCGGCCAGACCCGTATTGCCGCTGAAGCGGCACGGGATGTGCTAGCGGGGCATCCTCTCGTCACCACGATTTCATTTGGCGAGACTTATGTTAGCCTCACTCTGAAGAATGAGGATCGGGCGACGGTCTTTGAAGACGGGGGCGTTTCTGTGACTCTCAGCGGGTATGGGCGGCAAGACACAAAATGGGTTCCGACAGATCCCAAAAATCCCTATGCCGGGGGAAATTTGGACATAGATCTAGATATCCCCTTCTGACGCCGCCCGCCCTGCGCGCCGAAAAATGCAGGAAAAACAACGCGCCGCTGCAACGGCCGTTGAACGATCGTTCAACCATGGTGTCCCGATCCGGGACCACTTCCGCTCCGGGACCAGTCCCGCTGTGGGACAGGCTCATCATCGCGCGCGCGGGTCAGCCCGGATCAAGCGGCAAATTTGCCGCTTGGGGACATCCGCAGTTCGTGCGCAGATAGCACAAACAGGGAGATCATCATGCAAGCAATGCGAGGGCCGGCGACGCTAACGTTCGACGATGGCACCACGGTAGATGTCGTGGTCGACCTGACCTTCCAGCAGCGACGCGGATCGTTCGAAGGCCGGGGCGTGATCCGGACTGCGGATACCCTCCAGTTCGCGCTAAAGGGCAACCACGCGATCTTGGACTGCGGCGGACGCAAGATTGAGGTGGGGATTCAGCTGGCGAAGACCGAAGGCATTGCGACTATCACTGCCAGCGGCAGACCGTTGACCTAGTCGTCACCTGCCAAAGCGCATCGAACCTCGCCGCGGTAAGGCACGGCCGAGACCTCTGCTTGCGCCGCAAATGACCGGCGTGGTTCTGGCAGGTGCGGCCGCAGTAGATGGCTTGAGAGATCATCTTCACCGGGATCTCGCCGCCGCACTGCACACAACGCCTTCCCTCCTTCGCCCGCGCCCTCCTTACGGCGCGCATGGCGTTGCGGCATTTGGCGTTGCAGTATCCGCGATTGAACGGCGCTTCGTCCGGCAAGAGCTCTTGGCAGTATCCGCAAGGCCGCCCCGCACGTCGCGCCCGCCGGGCTTCGGCTTCCAGCTTGTAGTGATCATCGTTCTTGCATTTCACGCTGCAATACATGCGATGCGCGAAACTGCCCGCGGGGAGCGGAGTGCCGCATCGTTCACAGCGCGCGGTTAGATCGAGCGGACCGCCATGTCGACCGCCCGATCCCCTTGCGCCTCCCGCCGGAGCGAAAGGGCGTTGTGATACACCCCCGCACACAGATCGCCGCAGAACTTGAAGTGACCCTCCGGTAACGGCTTGCAGCAGCGAACGCAGCGGGTCCGCTTGATCAGAGTCCCGGCCGCTATTGCCCATTCTGGCTGCCCCTCATTCCAAGTTGGACGCTTTGCCCGAACGCGTCGAAATGCGTCGTCCAGCAGTTCACTCGCCATCCGGTCGGCAGAATGCCAGCGCCAGCCCTGCAGGCAAAGGTCTGCCCGGATGCCGTGGCGCAGGGGGCCTTCAAGCCCGAACAACGTGCCCGTCGCTCCCGCCTCGAACGCCAGCCGGATAACCCGGGCCAGTTCCTTGACGAGGTGTTCATAGCGCCCCTCCCCGAGTTTGCCGCGCTCGGCATCTCGCTCGACCCGAGCCAGCTTTCGTTGCATTTTGGCGGCGGCGGGAGTCATTACCAGCATTGGTGATCCACAGGTCAGGGAAGAGGCAGCCTCGGATGCGGCCCCCTACGTTGTCATCATGTCGAAGATGGCCGGTGTCAGTGCCTGCCGGCTCTGTTGGGGTAGGCGCTTGACGCCCTCGGCACTCTGTCTGGTCTGGTGAAAGTCCGTCAGCCACGCGGCGTCCATCGCCGTGATCGCGCGGACGTGCGGCGGCTCCAGCGGAAGGCGCATCAGGTCGCACCACGCCCTGATGTCGGAATAGGTGATCGGGTTCGGTCCGGCGGCGTGGTAGGTTCTTGCCCGCGACAGTTCGCCGAACGCCTGCCATATCTGCCGGCCGGCCTCCGGCGGCTTGGCCCCGCCCCCTCGAAGGTGCGCTGTCAGCGCCGCGCAAAGCTGATCGGTGAGCCTGTCCATCATGCCCGTCTCACGTTGATCTGGTGGCCCTGCTTCAGGCCTTCGTTGATCGTGTCGAACAGGCTTTCGATGGTGCTGGCGGAATACACATCGCCCTGCAGGGTCAGGTTGTAGACGCTCGACTGCTGCGCCGGCGCGGATGCGCTCGCCGATGAACCTTCTCCACCCAGGCTTCCGGCGTTCGATCCGGTCGGGCTGGTGCTCTTGATCGCCGCCACGAACGCGGCACCCTTGGCGATGACGGCCGCTGCGGAGGCGAAGCCGAAGGTGCCTTTTTCCAGCTCCTTTGCCGCGCCCTGCAGGGTCGATACCCACGCTTCGGCAGCGGCGAAGGCCTGGCTCATCTTGAAGGCGTCTTCGTTCATCGAACCGATGGCCCCGAGAATGTCGGAGCCGGCACCAAGGAACCCTTGCAGGCTGGCCGCGTGGCCCGTTTCCTCGATGCCGCGCAGGCGATCCTGATGTTCCTGTTCCAGGCGCTCGATGGCCTCGTGACGGCCGCCAAGCGCCTCAAGTTGCGCCTCGGTCGCGCCGTTCAGCATGGCGAGGCTTTCCTCATACCACGCGGCGAGGATTTCCTGCTCGGTCTGCAGTTCCTCGATCAGCGAGTCGAGCGCCGAGCTTCCACCACCGCCACCGCCCGATGACGCCGCGTTGGGTGAGCCGAAGCTATCGACGCCCGGCAGCTGGGGGCGCGGGGATGTGGTTGGCGCCAGCGGGCTTTGATAGGCGCCGGCCCGGCTTTCAGCGATGGCAGCCGCACGGTCGTCAGTCACCGGCGCCGCACCAAGTGCCTGGTTCATTCCCATCGCAAGGCCGATCACCTCGCCGATGGCGCTGCCAAGTGCAGTGACCTGGCTGATGATGCCCGAGAAGTCGATCTGGTCGGAGCGATCGAGTTCGGAGAAGGCGGCGAGGGTCTTCTCCTTCACCTCCTGCATTCGAGCGGCGAACTCCTGCCCCTCGATCTCGCCAGTGCTGAAGTCCTCGGCCAGCCCGAGCATTTCCTCGCGCGCCACCCTCAGGGCTTCCCAGAGATCGTCCAGCCCGCGCGCATCGGCTTCGGCCATCGCCGCCGCGATCTGCGCCGCAGCCCCCCGTGCGTCTTCCTCAAGGCCGGAGTAGCTGTTGCGCAACTGCTCGACCGCCTCCACCTGGTCCTCTGTCAGGGACCGGGCCTCCGAAAGCGCCTTGTAGAGTTCCGGTCCAAGCACCGCCTGCGCGAGCGCGTCATCGGCGAACAGTTCGTTCAACCTGGTCTCGAAGATGTCGAACGGCAGATCGCCAATCGCCACGGCGAGGGTTTTGCCGAAGGTCGAAACCCGCGTGGTGAGTTCCTGAAACCGGCGGTCCAGTTCCGCAGCCTTGGCGATCATCTCCTCATCGAGAACGGCGCCCACCTCGTGCGCCCGGTCGATGGTGGCACGCAGCCCGGCCTCGCCCTGGCCCAGCAGTTCCACGAAGCGTTCGCCGCCGGTGCCCCCGAAGATTTCGTCGGCGATGCGGATCTGCGCGGCGCGGTCGAGGTCTTCCATCCGCCCGATGATTTCGAGCATCAACTCGGACGGGTTCTTGAGGGCCTCCGCCAGTTCGCTGCTGGAAAAGCCGATCCGGTTGAACGCCTCGGCCGCCGGCCCCGCCCCGGTGACGATGAACTCGTCCGCGCGCAGCGACAGTTCCTTGAAGCCGTCCACGAGGCTGTCGATGCCGATCCGGTTCTGCTCGGCCACGAATTTCCACTGCTGGAACTCTTCCGCGTCCAGGCCCGAGCGCCGCGCCTCGTCCCCGAGGGTGGCGATCTCGCGCACCATCTGCCCCACGTTCGCGGAAAACCCGGCGAAGGCTGCCGTGACAACGCCGCCAACGAGGCCCGCGGCGAAGGCCTTCCCGAAGGTGCCGATGGAAGCCGAGGCCGAGGCGAGCGCCTGCTCGACCGACCGTCCCATCCGGCTCGTGTCCTGTTCCATCTGCCGCGTTGCCGTTCGGCTGTCGCCCCGCAGGCGCCGGAAGCTCTCGCTGCCGGTGCGCTCCGCCCGCTTCATCCGCTTCTCGAAGTCGGATACCCGAGCCTCCAGAAGAACCACCAGTTGTTCCTGATCCATCAGCCCCTCATGCCAGCCAGAGTTCGTCGGAGAACCAGGGCTGATCGACCGCCAGCCCGCCCTCGTCGGCCGCACACCGTGCCACCGCCATTGCTGCCGCCACGGCGCCGTCGATCTTGTCCTTCGACTTGCCCTTGTGGAATGCGCGGTTGCCGGCGGCGTCGGTGCGGATTTCGATGTTGGAGACGTTCCAGCGCAGCACCGGATGGCCACCATGCCGGAAGCGGCGGCCGATGATCGCCCGTTCCAGTTCCTTCACCGCCGGCGCCATCGTCACCCAGCCCTGCCGCATCTCCACCGCCGGGAAGCCGTCCTCCAGAAGGTCGTTGAGCATGTTCCGGGCAAGGTGCGGGTCGAAGGCGATCTCGCGCACGTTGAACCGGGCGCAGGCCTCGCGGATGTGATCCTCCACCACCCGGAAGTCCACGACATTGCCTGCGGTCGAAACGATGTGCCCCTCCTCGGCCCAGGTCACATAGGGCACCTGCGCGAGGTCTTGCCGCGACCGCAGGGTGTCCTCGGGACAGAAGAACCACGGATGCACCTGGTAGCCGTCCGCGCCGTCCCGCCAGCAGGCCACCACGGCGGTGAGGTCGCTGTTGCTGGAGAGGTCCACCCCGAGCCAGCACGGCGCCTGTGACGCCTCCAGTTCGTCCAGATCGACCGCGCCCGCGCCCTCGTCATAGATCGGCATGTCCACAAAGGGCTCGGTCGCATGGTCGAGCCAGATGTTCAGGTTCAGCTGCCGGAAGGCCTCGCGGTCGCCGATCCGCCGGCTCCCTTCCCGTGCCAGCTGCCGCAGGCCCTCGATGTCGGGGTATCCGTGGCGCAGGCCGGGGTTCACCCGGAACCAGACTTCCTCGTCCTGCCAGTCGCAATCCCGGTCGGCCTCGAACAGCACCGGCAGGATCGACGGATCGACCACCTCGCCGCGCGCCACCTTTCGGGCATCGTCCACGATGTCCCAGGCGATGTTCTCCTGCCCCCGGCCGGCGGTCGTCGCCACCACCAGGAGCGATCCGGGCGTCTTCACCAGCCCCGAGCGCAGCACGTCCCAGAGGTCGCGCTTCTTCCAGGCGTGCAGCTCGTCTGCCAGCACGAAGACCGGCGTGCGCCCGTGCTGGGTGCCTGCATCGGCCGAGATGGCCTCGCAGAAGCTGCGGTGCTTCGGATAGACGATGCGGTTGCGGTAATCGAGCGCGCGGACATGCGGCGCGATCTTGGGATGCGCCTGCATCAGGCCGCGCAGTTCCTCGTAGGCGATCCGCGCCTGCTTGCGATCCGAGGCGGCCGAGATGACCTCGCCGCCCGGCACAGCCTCCGGCCCGACCGTGTGCAGTGCTTCCAGCGCCGCGGCGAGGCTGGTCTTGCGGTTGCCGCGCGGAACGAGGATCACCACCGTCTTGACGATCCGGCTGCCGTCCTCGTGGCGCGGGCCATAGATGCGCCGCACGATCCGCTCCTGCCACGGGTCCAGCTGGAACGCCTTGCCACTCTTCGGGTGCTTGAGCATCCGCAGGAACTTCACCGCCCGCTCGCCGAAGCCCAGCGGGTCGGGGATCGCCGATCCGTCATAGAGCCAGTCAGGATAGGTTGAGCGGGTCATCCCCATCCTCCTGAGCGTCCTCGCGGATCGACGGGCGCGAGCGCGAGACGGGCGTCAGGCCCAGCTCTGCCGCCAGCAGCCGTGCGCGTGTCATCGCGTCGGATTGGATACCCACGGCCGGGTGGCGCTTCGGCAGACCGTCCACGCGGATGATGCGCCCCTCGGCCTGCATGACCGCTTCCATCTCGCGCACCGTGCCGATGGCGAGGCAGTAGTTCTCCAGCCCGCCCAGGTCGGCACTGGTGAGGATGCGCCGCTCGGCGAGGATCGGCATGACCCGGCGCCACTCGACCGCCGCGTCCTCGGGCAGCCAGTCGGGCGCGTCCAAGACCAAGATGGCCTCACGGTCGCGCATCAGGGCAGGCTTGGTGCCTTTCATGCCGCCCCCTCCTGACAGCGCAGCTCCAGTCCGCGCCGCCGCTCGATCTCGACAATCTCCCGGATGCCGAAGACGCGCCCGTCGAAGACGATCCTGTCGGCTGTGGTGATGCCGGCGAGGAAGCGGGTGCGGAAGACCACCACCGCCTCGTCCACGGCGCCTTGCACCCGCATGAACTCGGTCGTGCCCCGCTGCACCACTTCCGCCCGCAGGGTCGCGTGCGTGGCCCAGACGGTTTCCGGGGTGCCCGCGGCGTTGATCGTGTCGGTGCCGCGCTCGATGATGACGATGTCCCGCAGCTTGCCGGCCCTCATGGCAGCACCTCGTGGATCAGCGCCTCGATGGTGACGATGCCGTGCGAGGTTTCTCCATCGGGGTCGCGGATGGTGCGGATGCCGGAGACATAGGCATCGGCGCAGTGATACCCGGCAGCGAGGCCGAGGCGCCCGGAATGGATCGCCCCGCGGATCGTTCCACAGATCGCCTTCACGCCTTCCAGCGAGGGTTCGCGCTTCCAGACATGGGCGGTATGGTAGATGCGGGTGACGGCACGGCGCAGGCTGATGTCCTCGTCAACCGCCTGGCTTTCCCCCAGGATGATGGAAGGCGACGGCGCCGGCCGGGCGTGGCGGTCGAGAATGCTAGCCGCAGGCACAAGTGCCAGCACCGCCGGGGTGGCGAGCAGCCGGGCGCGGATTGCAATCTGCAGTTCCAGGTCGGCGTTCATGTCCGCGCCTCCCGGATCGCCTTCGACATGGCGCGCTTGATCTTGGCCGAGGCCTTCTTGCGGGCGAGCCGGAAGCCGGGCCAGAAGTAGGGCTGCGCCTGCATCTTGTCGGTGCCGTATTCCTGCAGGTGAGCATAGCGCACCTCCGAACTGCCCACCGTGACGGCCGCCTGGTTCTCGCCCACCACGCGCGATCCGCCCGGCTGGGAATAGGCGGGTGTCGTCTGGCCGGGGCCGGTGACGGCAATGCTGTCCCGCAGGGCGCCCGTGTCGGTGGGCGCGAGGCCGCGCTGCACGTCCGCCACGTCTTCGGCGGCCGAGACGAGGGCAGGCTTCACCGCCGCGCGCACCTCGCGCGGGATCGCCTGCATCCGCCGCTGGAACCTGGACAGCCCGCCGTCATCCGCCATCAGAAGGTGAACTCCCGATATTCGGTGACGATCTCGGTCACGCCAAAGGGGATGGCCCGCGCGCCCTCGGTCGCCGCCTCGCGCGTCTCATACCACCACGCCGCCAGTTGGCAGACCGCCTCCACCAGCGCCGGCGGGATCGGATCCTGATCCACGCCGCCGAAGGTCGCCTCGATCTGATAGCCGAGCAGGCGCTCCACATGGTTCTGCGCCGCGTCGAGCTTGCGCTGCAGCAGCGCGTCATCCAGCGATCCGAGGTCGTCGGTGAAGGCGAGCTGTTCCTTCAGCTGTTCAAGGGTCGCGATGCTCATGCGCTCAGCCTCGTGATCGGGCCATTGATCTGAAGGTCGGCCTGCATCTTCAGGATGCTGTTGGCCTCATCGAACACCTCGGAAAATCCGATGACCAAGGCCCGCCAGCAGCGGCGAGTGACGCCATCCGGAAAGTCGAGCCGGAAGGCATAGTCTTCAGATGCGCCATGTGCCTGCCACAGACGCTGCTGTCCCTCGTTCGACGGATCGGCGCCGAGGATGATCTGCATCGTCTGGCCGGTCTGATGGTCCTTGATGGCCCGGGCGAACTCCGGTCCGTCGCTTTCCGGCAGATAGGTGATGGTCGCCCAGGTCGTGCCAAGGACGCCAAGGCTTTCGGCCTCGGCGATCTCCGCCCAGTCCTGGTCCTCGGTGATCGCGAGACGGTATGCCATGGCATCACCGACTGCGCCGCCGATGTAGAGCCTGCAGCCTGCCACCGGCATCAGCATGTCAGGCCTCGGCAGCGTTCACGCGGACCACGTTGCTGTTGATCCACAGCGTCGCGTTCAGCTTCATCACCGAGTTGGCGGTATCCAGCGCCTCGGAGACGCTTGCGACCTTGGCGAAGAACATCCGTTCGGAAGGCGTGCCGCCGGCCGGTGCATCGTTGAAGACGACGCGGAACGCATAGTCATGGGCGGTCTTCTCGGCAGCGAGCAGAGCCAGCTGACCCGCATCCCCGGAGTCGATGCCGCAGACGAGTTCCATCGCCCCGGCATTGCGCGTGCCCTTCAGGCGGCGGGTGCGCTGGTTGCCGATCCCGTCGAAGGTGATCTCGGCCGCCTCGTCGCCGAAGGTGCCGAGGTTCTCCACTTCCTTGACCTCAACCCACGTCTCTCCGCTGAAGTCGGTCGCGTCGAGGTCTTCGCCGGGATCGTCCATGACGCCGCCGATGTAGAGCTTGGCGCCATTCGTCGCAAAAACAGTCATTGGGGTTTACTCCCGTAGAGGCGGCGCTCGCTTCGTTGTTTTGCGCCGGAGTGACAGGACGTGCAGAGGCTCTGCAGGTTGGTCGGGTCGAGCCGCCGCTCGGGGGCGACGGATCGGGGAATGCGATGATCCACATCGGTCGCCGGCGCGCCGCAGAAGGCGCAGAGCGGATGGGATCGAAGGTGACGTGCCCGCAGCTTGCGCCAGTCGGCGCCGAGGCCGCGGGCCGAGGCAGAGGGGCGCCCCTTGTCGAAGCGCGCCTTGCGTTCGCGGTCGCGTTCCGCCTGACAGGGGCAGCGGTCGCCGGCAGCAACAGCCCGCCCGCATCCGCATATCCTCGGCCCCCTGTTCGGCATGGTCAGCTCCACCCCACGAAGCTGCCGCCAGAGATCGCCACGACGCGCGTTGGGCGGAACGGAAGCAGCATCCCGGCGTCGAGCGCATAGGCCACATCTGCACCGGTCTCGTCGCGCAGCGTGATCGTGCCGGCTTCGAGGCAGAAGATGGCGCGCGGCATCGGGTCCAGATCGGCGCTTTCATCGGCCGACAGGATCGCGTGCCGCGCCCCGGGGTCCTGGAGCGTCCGGGCAGTGTTCGCGAAGGGGTCACTCATTGCTGTTCTCCTGAAACTGCGGCCTCGCCGGCCTTGACCCCCGAACGTCCTGCCCGCGCGGGTAGGGAGGCCGGCTTTCCGTTGTTGGACGGGCCGCGGCGCCCTCAAAAGAGGTTCACCCGCGCGGTGCCCGTCAGGCGGCCGGGCGGTCGAGCGGCACGATGGCCGCCACGGCGCCGGCCGCGATGCTGGTCCCGCCCGCCTTGGTCAGGGCGAGGCGGACGTGGTTCTTGAAGCCCAGGTAGCCGAGGCGATAGGCGCTGTCCGCGGCGAGGGTCGCCGGGGCATCGCCCTGCACCTGGTCGGCGGCCACATCGGCCCAGCCGGTCGAGCCGTCATCGGACTCCTGCAGCTTCACGCCGAAGTCGCCCGAACCCGCCACTGCGCCGGTGGTGACGATGAAGACCGCCCCCGCCGCGTCGGTCAGGTCGATGGCGGCGCCCTGTCCCGCGGCCGATTGCACGGCGGCGGTGTAGGCCACGAGGGGCAGGATGTTGGAATAGAGGTCACGCATGGCTGGTTCTCCTCACGAGGTGGCCATCTTGAGCTTGCGGAAGCGGGCGGCCTGCAGGACGCCGCCGCCCACGCGCCGGGTGGCGTGGATGCGGGTCATGCCCTTGGTCGCCTGCGTGTAGGGATCGACCAGCGTCGACATGGCGAGCCGGTCCACGATCCGGTAAGCCGACCAGTCGGCATAGACGATGGGGAAGGTGCCGCTCGCGACGTCGGGCAGGTCCACCATCTCGATCACCGGCCGGCCGAGGATCGTCTCGGGCTGGCCCGCCTGGAAGGCGGGCTGCCACAGGAAGCGGCCGTCGCCGTCCTTCATCGTCCGCACGATGCCGAGCGTGGTGCCGTTCATCGCCCAGGCCCCGCGGTTGCGATACATCGCGGGCATGGCATAGAGCAGCTTGACCAGCGCATCGGCCGAGAGGTTGGTGGCATGGCCGTTCAGCGTCTCGGCGATGCCGGGATGCTGCATGAAGCCCTTCGGCTGCAGCCCGCCGGTGCCGTTGACGAAGGCGGTGGCTTCCTTCTTGCCGAAGTCCTCGGCCAGCGCCATCCGCACCTCGGTTTCCGCCGCCGGCGCGTCCTGCATGAGGCGGTTCGACAGGTCCACGAAGGTCGCCAGTTCCTTCGCCTCGATCTCGGTCTGCCCGAAGCTGATGTCGGAGGCCTCGCGCTCCTGCGTCTCCCCCACCCACTGCGCGTTGGTCAGGTCCGTGCGGGTCGGGTAGATCACCGAAGGCGCGGTGATGCTCACCACCGAGGCGTAGGAGCGGATCGGCGAGAACTCGACCAGCGCCCGCACCACCTCGGAAGAGATTTCCGGGGGCGCGAGATAGCCGCCCTGCGTGTCGGACGAGACGGTCAGCGCCTTCTGGTCCTCGGCCCCGATCTGGTTGCCGAGGCGCAGATAGTTGGCGAAGGCCTTGCGCTCGACCGAGGGTTCCTTGTCGTCGCCGCCCTTGGCATCGCCGTGCGGGCGGTTGGCCTTGGCCTCCAGCTTGTCGAGCCGGTCGGCCAGCTTTTCGAGGCCCTTCACGCTTTCGCCGATCTGGCCCATCTTCTGTTCCAGCGCCTCGATCTCGGGCGCGGTGCCTTGCTCGGTCATGGTGTCCTTTCCGGCCGTCGCGGCCTTTGCCGAGGTGATGCGAGCGCCGGGGTGCGCAGGCACCGCCACGACGCTGATTTCAAGCAGCTCAAGGCCGCTGATCGTCCGGCCGCCGCCCCTACGAGGCGCCGACTTGTTGCTCTTGAAGCCGATGGACAGGCCGCGCAGCGCGCCAGCGTGGATCAGGGCGCGAACCTCGCGGGCGCGGGCTACGTCATCCACCAGCAGCCGCCCCTTCACCTGCAGCCCATCCGCCGTTTCGGTGACGGCATCCCACACGCCCACCACGTCCGTCTGGTCGTGCGAGGCCAGCATCGGCAGCGGGGGCCGGGCGGCAGCAAAGGCGCCCTTCTCGATCACGTCGCCCACGCGGTCGGCGGAGCCGAAGGGCCATGCCAGCCCTTCCAGCGCGCCGGCCTCGTTGACCGTGATGTCCGCCTTCAGTTCGATCCGGTCCATGTCACGCGCTCCGGAAGTTGCGGCGGTCGCCCGCGAAGGCATCGACCTGCGCCTGCACCCAGGCGGCGGCGCGCAGGAGCCGCACCACGTTGGCATGGCTGAAGGGCACCGGCTGGCCCTCTTCCTCGATCTCCCAAGCCAGCACGCAGCGGGCGAGGCTGTTGATCCGTGCCCGCTCGCGCGCCTCGGCCGAGACGCGGCCATCGGTGTCGGCCGCCTCGGCCAGCTCGTCCACCAGCTTCAGCCGCGACCGGCCCTGCGTGGCGCTGTCCGGTCCCGCGATCCGCAGCCGGATACCGGCCGGTTGCCCGGTGAAGGGGTCGGCCAGGTCGAACCAGCGGCCGCGGTCCTGGTCTTCGGCATTGGCGAGGATGTCATTCAGCTGCACGGGCAGGCTCCTCAGCCGCCGGGGCGGCGCTGATGTTGGGGTTGAGGTATTCGTCGCCGCCCGCGCGCGGCGGCAGGCCGAGCCAGTCGCGGCCCTCGTTGTTGTTGATGGTGCGGGATGCGATCAGGCTGTTGATGACCGTGGCGCGGGTCGAGAGGTCGGCGCGGGTCAGGTCGTCGCGGTCGAAGCGGATCACATGGTCGGCCCGCTCGTCATCGCCCAGCAACGCCCGGCGCAGCGCGCCTTCCAGCGCCCGCAGCCACGGTTCCAGGCAGTAGACCAGGAATTCCCGCCCCATCTGTTCCGTGTTCGACCAGGTGGCGCGGTCGAGCTCGAAGAGCATGGACGGCGGCACCCGGAAGGCGCGGGCGATCTCGAGGATCTGGAACTTGCGGTTTTCGAGGAACTGCGCGTCGGTCGAGTTGAAGGTCAGCGGCTGGAACGTGGCCCCGTCATAGAGGATCGCCGTGCGCCCGCCGGTGTCGTCGCCCTCATGGGCCGTGCGCCACGCCGCGCGGGCCTTTTTCACGGCCTCTTCGCCCATGCCCTTCGGAAAGGACAGGGCGCCGGACGGGCGGGCACCACGGCTGAACAGCTTGACCGCATGGCCTTCCAGCACCAGCGCCAGACCGATCACCTCGCGGGCCAGCGACAGAGGCGCCCGGCCGAAGGGGGCACGCAGATGGATCACGTCGCGAGCGGGCACCGGGCGCCCGTTGATCAGATAGCTCGGCTCGTTCGTCGCCTGATCGTATTCGACCGTGAACAGGCCGGGCCGGTAGCGGATCAGCTCGACCACCCGGCCGCCCGAGCGGTTCACGAAGGCCAGCCCGCCGCGGTCGTCGCAGAGCGCGTCGATCACCAAGTCGCGGATGAACTCGAAACCGCTGGTCCAGTCGTTCGCGGCATCCCGCAGGAAGGGCAGCACGTCATGGCCGGCAGCCGCAGTCTCCTGTCCGTCCGTCCCGATCCGTTTCACCGTCACGTCGAGTGAGGCAGCGGCTTCCGAGATGATCCGCACCGCCGAGCCCACTGCCGGCACCCGCAGCGCGGCGTCGGCCGAGACGGCCACGCCAGAGGCAGTCGGCACGATCCCGAACAGCGCCAGCTCGTCGGGCGTCGGGTAGGCCACGGATTTGCGTGTCAGGGTGAAGGGCCACAGTCTCATGCCACCATTCTGACGGCGCAGCGGCCAGTGCGGCAGACTGAGTTATCTGGCTAAAGGTAGGTTTTCATTGGTTTTCATGGCCCGGCGATTTCCCATTTCGGGCAAATCTCGCGCGTTGTTCCCCGCGCCGGTCCCCGCCTCAGAACGAAAGTTGGCGACCACCCCCCTTGCAATGACGTCTTGCGCTAACCACTTGCGAAACAACTCAGCGCGTCGCGGGTTCAAATCCCGCTGGCTCCACCATCATGAGGGGCCATAGCTCAGTGGCAGAGCGGCTGACTGAACACAGGCCCGGACACTTAGGTGATCCGGGCCTAACTATGTGTCATGCCTTCCCCCGCAACCATGCGTTCAGTTCGCTGCGGAAGGCGAGGTAGCCAGCGGGCGAGTGATAGATCGGCGAGCCTTCCAGCCGGGCCAGTCGCCGCACCTTGTCCACCGAGCACCCCATCGAACGGGCGATGGCGCCGAGGCCCCAGATTTTATCACGGCTGCCGAAGGTGGCGTCGAAGGTTTCGGGCGTGAGGCGGGTGCTGCCGGCGCCCTTGATCTGTTCGTGCTTCATGGTCCCTGTTCCCTGCCTAAAAGGTCAGCAGTCCTTACCTAGTCTCTTTGGATGGTTTCCCCCACCCGCTCCTTCCCCCCATCTAGAGAACAAGACCTTCTGGCCTGTTCGTCTGGGGAAGGCCCTGCGCTGCCTCGATCCGTATCCACGCGATGCCCGATGTCGGGGGCCAGCCGCCTTCCCTCTGGCTTTTCACCAGACCCGCCCTTTGCAGCCATGCGCCGGTGCGGTCCCCGGTCGTCGCCCCTTGCCTTCCTGGCTCGGGTCGTCGCCGGCGGGATGTAGTCGTCGCGCTTCTGAGCGGGCCTAGCAGGAGCCGGTGCCGCTCGGGTCGGGTGAAGTCCCCGGATCGTCATGGCCCGTCTTGGCTCAGGTGCCGGGCAACCACCGCTAATGTCGCTCAGCGGCCAGAGGCTAGGGCGGGTGATGGGATGTGCCCGGCTCGGTGTCCGGTCTGCTCCGATGGGTGAAAGCCCCCGCACCGCGCCCGAGGCACGGGGGCACGGTTCATCAGTCGCGAGGTGGAGCGAGAAGCAGGCGCGTGACTTCCTCGCGTTCGTGCTTCTCCTTTTCCTCGTCGATGCCGAGCTGCATGAAGTCGAGGTGTTGCTCGATGGCCTTGCGCAGGATTTGCGCGATCACGTCGGGTGGCAGGGCTTCTAGCTGGCAGGTGCCGCCGGTCCATGCCTTGGACCGGCTGTCGGTGGCCTTAGGTGGAGCGGTGGGCAGGTCAAAGCGCCTAACCTGAGCGGCGGTCAGTGCCACACGCTCGAATTGCGCCGTGACAAGCCCGTGCCGCCGGTCGGCTTCTACGAAGGCGGCTACGTCCTCGGCCACGCTGTCGAAGATCGAGACGCCGCTCGGGTCGAAGTCACCCAGGTGCAGGATCACGGTCGGCTTGCCGATCTCGCAGATGCGGTCGGCCAAGTCCTTCTTGGCGGTCAGGCTGTCGAAGCCGCCGGAGGAGTAGACGGGCACCGAATAGGCGCGCGCCACCTCGTCGAGCTGCGGCAGCATACCTGCGGCCTCGCACCAGACTTCGATGTGGTATTCCTGATCCGCGAGCTTGTTGCGGGTGTAGTTCTGACCAAGTCCGCGCAGGTGACGCAGGAAGTCGTCTTTGCCGTCGAAGTGCCCGAGGCGATACGTAGTCACGCCGTCGTCGCGGATCGCATAGAAGGGGATCAGGCCGCCGCGCCGGGCATTGGCGAGGTGGTGGCAGAGCCGACCATAGGCCGCCTCCGTCTTGGCATAGCCATGCGCCCCGACCAGCCGATAGAAAATCTGGCGGCAGGTCAGCGGCCAATACTCGCGGTATTCCTCCAGCACGGCTTGCGCCTGATCCAGCAGCTCGCGCGTCTTGGCCTGGGGGCTGTAGTTCTCGATGTAACCGCGCGGTCGCGAGGTTTTACGGCCTGCCGGAAAAACTACGTTCACGCGCGCCGCTCCCGGCTATGAAGGCGGGCGTGATGACGGCGGCAGAGCCAGCGGACGGCCAGACTGTCGTAGCGGTCGTGGTGGGCATCAACCTTCGCAGCCCCGCACACTTCGCAGGGCTGCTTCTGGATCAGGCCCCGGCGAAGGGCGCTCTGCACGTCCAGATGGGCGCGGTAGCGGGCCGGGTTCTCGTTTCGCCAGCGGCGTTGCCGGGTGATGGCGGTCATTCGGCCGCCTCCCCGAGGTCGAGCCGATCAGCCGTCCACTTTGCCAGACGGCGCATGAGGTCGAGCGTCTGGGGGCCGGGTTCCCAATCCGGCCGTTGACGCATCTGGTCGATCTTCTCGGCGAAGTCGCGTCCCTCGCCCGGCGGGGCGGTGGCGACGACCAAATCCCAGATGCGCAGACAATCTGCGAGGTCGAGCATCGGCGCCGCAAAGCTGCGGATGGTGATGACCGCGTTCCTCAT